AACAAACACTTCAGGCCCACGTTCGCCGACGATATATCCACGCCCCGGAGACACGGCCCCGCCGGTAGCGCGCCCCGGAAGCCCTAGTAATGCGCCAAGCGATTGCCCGACGAGCCCGCCTAAGCCTCCCGTGCCCCCTTGCCCGCTGCCGCCACTGAACAGGCTGCCGATACCGGACTGAAGCGCNTTCGCAGCGATTTCGTCCAGCGAGCGCAGAGCGACCCTTTTAAGATCGTCAAAACCCAAGCTGCCCTTGCGCAAGGCAGACACGAGCNCCCGCTCCAGGGTGTCGCCCGCTTTGCTGAACCCGTCGAGCAGGGAGCTGTCGACGGAGCTGCGTATGCCCTCCAGATCAGCGGCGAAGCCTTGTGTATTGGCTCGCACATCAATCACCAGAGTGTCGAAATTATCGTCCATGAGCGTCTAGCTCCATCAATTGGTTGAGGTGATCACGGCTGAAAGCAAGTGCGGTCGTGTCGGCTGGGTCATTCAGGGCCCCGACCAGTTCGCTTGGTGTGGCGGTCCAGAATTCGTCTGGTCGCCAGCCAAGTATGCGTCCGGCGATCCAGCAGGCTCTTCGGGCGCTTTCGGCGAAGGCGGCGGGATCGCTCATGCGCTGCCCTGAAGCACCACGGCAAGGATCGCGCGGACCGGCCCGGTCGCTTTGACGAGACCGAGGTGAAGCACGGCGCTGCCGACAGCTTCGCGCATCGGGCGCTCGTCATCGGGAAGGCAGTGCCAGATAAGGGCTGCGATTTCGGACAGGGTAAGGTTGCCGTCAGCGGCACGCTCTACGAGCGCGAATAGCGATCCCAGCTCGGCTTCGGCAGCGACAAGGTTCTCGAAACTCGGGCGTAGCACATACGCACGTCCGGCAATTTCGAAGGGCACCTCTCCGCGAAGGGGATTGGCGCAGCGGCTCACGCGGGCAACACCGCGCCGGAGCTTTCCAGCTGGATTGTGTAGTTGCGCTCTCCATTGAAATCGCCCGAATAATCGAGCCGCTGCACCAGAAAACGCCCGCGCAGGCGTTCACCATCNTCGAAAGACAGCTCGTAATCGTCGAGCGTCCCNGCAAGGGCATGAGCGCGCACCGCGCTTTCCTCTGCGCTGCCAAGGAAAATGCCCGCCGCGCTGACTGAAACAGAGCGCGTGCCAGCGCCGGATAGCAGATCGCGCCAACCGCCCGATCCTTTGTGTGTGACCACCACCGTGTCGCCGTTGACTGTCATTTGCGTCGTTCTGAGGCCGGCGACTGCTTCGTAGGCTACTGGACTGGCGCCATCGCCGATTTTGAGGAGGAAGGCAGAGCCGTTTTGTGCAGGCATGAGGGATTACTCCGTGATGAGGGTGAAGAGGCGAAAGCGGAATTCGGTGAGAGCGGCGCGGCGGTTGTTATCGCGCTGCTCACTGCGGGCGCGCAGGAAGCGGGTTGAGGCTACCTCGTAAGTCAGGGCAAAGGGCGGCAAGTCGAGCACCCTGCTTTCGATCGCAGCGAGCATTGCTGCATCGGCCGTAGGATCATCAATACGGGTTTCCAGTTCCAGCGCGACGCGGATTTCGCGGCCCGGTCTGCCCTTTGTGCCCCAATCGCTCGAAGCGCTGGCGGATATGCCAAGCCAGGGCGGCGACGCNCGCAATGGGCTTTCCTCCTCAATGGCGTTGATCCCGGCAAGCGCGGGGTCGCTGCGCAGCCATGCAATAAGGTCTGCGCGCAGAGCGTTTTCCATCGGTTTCAATCCTTGAAGAGATCCGGCCAAAGGCTGGATGCGTTGCGCCAGGGATGGCTGTGGTGAATGCCGCCGCGAGAGATGGGACGGATGTGGGTTTGTGCACGGGCGGAAAGAATGGAAGCGCGGCTGGCAATGGCCCGTTCGGCTTTGGCGATCAGCCTGCCGATCAGGCCGCCAATCGCCGTTTGGCTGTCAGTGCGGATCATGCGAGCCGCAGCACACGCCATGGCCGCCACAGTGCGGTTACGCTGACAGGCGGCGTTGCGTCGCGGCCCGTTTCACGGTCGCGATAATGGAATGCGGCCAGTCGGATGATCCCCTGCTTGAGCGGGCCGGGAAGCGTTGCCCAATCTGTCGCAATGCCAGCTCTCAGCGTGACCACAACCGACTCTTTATCTGGCAGCCCGGCAGGCAGCCAAGAGATATGAATGCAAAGCCGCCCGCTAGCATCGATCTGCGTCTCGTACGCATCGGCACTCATGAGCGTGCGCATGCCATTCGGAGCTATCGCCTGTACGGAGACTACGCTGCGTGCAGGGCGAGTGGAAAGCTGGTGGCGACCGATTGTCGCCGGGACCGATTCCTCGATGTCCTGTTCGACCGGTGTCTGGCCGGTAAAGGCCTCGCACATCGCCAGGCTTGCGCCCAGTAGGTCGGTTAGCTGAGAATCCTCGTTCGGGCGGCTGATGCCCAGCCATCCTTTCAGGTCATCCAGCGCATCTGCGGATAGATCTACTGGCGTCGTGACAGTCCGCAGCATGGCGGGTTCTCCCGTTCTGAAGTCATAAAAAGAGCGCGCCCGCACCGCATCTTGCGGCAAGGGGGACACCGGCTGGCGGCGCGGGCGCGGGATACCGGCGNGGGGGGCTAAGGGGGCGCCTCGAACCTCGCCGGGAACGTGGATGGCCGATCAGGCCTCGATTTTCAGCAGCTTGATCGCGTTGGAATCGAGCACCTGACCGCCCACACGCTTGGTCGCGTAAAAGTGGACAAAAGGCTTGTTGGTGAACGGATCGCGCAGCACTCGCGTGGCCGCATGTTCCGCGATCAGATAGCCATGGCGGAAGTTGCCGAATGCGATCGGGAATTCGCCGCTTGCCACATCGGGCATGTCTTCGGCCTCAACCACGGGATAGCCGAGCAGGCGATCAGGCTGACCTTCGACCAGACCCGGCTGCCAAAGAAATGCGCCATCGGTTGTTTTCAGCTTTCGCACCGTCGCAAGCGTGGCCGAGTTCATCACGAAGCTCGCGCCCTGACGATGCCCGGATTTGAGCGAATGGATGAGGTCGATCAGCTTTGCATCCGGTGCACTGTCAAAGCCGGCGGCATCGCCCGATCCGATATATTGCACCGATCCAAAGGCGCGCACGCCGTCTTCTGCGGTCGAACTTGCCGCCGTCAGAAAGCCCTCGGGCTGATTGGTGCCGCTGCCGCTGATGAATGCAGCACCCTCGGCCCGCGCAAACTCGATCGCGATTTCGCTCGCCAGCCAGCTTTCGATATCGAAGGCTCCGTCATCCAGCATCGTCTGGCTGGCGGCCGGGTTGGCGAACAGATCACCGGACGGCGGCGCGATTTCGGCAAATTTGGGCGCTTCGGTTGCTTCGCGCGGGGCAACTTCGCTGACCCAGCCTGATGCTGTGCCGCCGGTTGCAACCAGCTTGCGATAGCCCGAGGAGCCGGTCTGAATGACCTGCGCCAGAGAGCGGATCGGGCTGATTTCAACAAGCTCACGGGCGATCGCCGCGTCGATTACCTTGGGAACAGCGTAACCGCCATCGCGCGGTGTGGCGGTGTTGAGCGATTTGACCTGCGTTTCGCGGCCACGGCGCAGATAGCCATCGACAAAGCCTTTCACTTCTTCGCTGGCAGGGGCCGCGCCGCCCATTGCCGGACGCGAGGCAGCGCGGGAGACCTTGTCGAGCCGGGCTTTCACTTCATCGACATCGCTGCGCAGCGTGGTGATCGCTTCTTCGGCGCGGTCCTGACGTTCAACGAGGTCAAAGCTTTGCTCAATCGGATCGACGGAGGGCACGGTGGTTGTGTTGGAGGTGGGAGTGACAGTGATATCCATGGAGTATCAGACCTTTCTTGGGGGCGGAGTGGGTTGGAGGTTGGGGCACAAAAAAGGCCGCCCCGGTGGTGGAAGGGGCGGCCGACGGAAAATTCAGGTGCGGGCGGGTCAGGTCACAAAGTGGACCCTTGCGCCGTGTTGCAGCGGATTGGTGACAAGGCTCACTTCGAACAGATCGATGCCAGTCAACTCGCGCCCGCTTTCACCATTGCTGGATTCACGGGCGCGATAGCCGAAACTCAGGCCGCTGACCTTGCCATCGCGCAGCAGGCGGCCGGCGCGGCTGTCCGGCCGGTCGATCCGACCGACAACGCGCAGGCCGCGAGCATCTTCGACCACGCTTTCGATGAAGCCGATGAGTTGGTCCGGGCGGTGCTGCCACAGCAATGGCAAGGGCGTGTTGCGGCTTGCCAGTGTCGCGTTGAATGCGCCTTTGCGGATGGTGTCGCGATCGGCGTCAGGAATGTCGAACAGGCTGGCATAACCGGCAAAGCGGATCGTTTTGTGCGCTGTCTTGCCATCAGTCATCACAGCAGCTCCCATACACCGAGCCGCACCGCGATCCCGATCAGCAAGGCGGCGAGTGCGCCGCGGATTGCCCACTCGACAAAGGCTTTCCAGGCACTCGATTTCGCATCGCGCCACGCGGCCAGCAATTCGCGCAGTTCGCCAAGGTCATCCTCGGCGCCGGCATCGCCAAGTCCGAGGCGGACCAGCACGCGGTCTGCGGCCAGTTCGCTTGTTTCCTCGATAATGGCGCGCAAAGTATCGAGCCTTGCGCCCTCGCTGCTGGCTTGGGAAAGCAGGCTGGCGAGCATGTCTTCGCGCTGGATCGCTCTGGTGGAGAGTGAGCGGTTTGTAGCATCAGTCATTGATCTGTTCCCCGCGAGTGCCTGTTTCAGGCGCAAAGCCCAACAATTGCCGCTTTTCATCGCGGGTGAGAAAATCAGCATCTGAAACCTGTTTCCAGAGCCGCTCACGGTCCTCCGAAAGCGCCGGNACAAGATCGAGATCGACGCAGAGTTCTGCCTCGGCGAACCACGGCGATAGTCCCTCGCCAAGCGCCGCAAACAGTTTGTTCGCGAGCGGCAGCAAAGTGAGCCGCCACAGAGCGCGATTGGCCTCGCGATAATTGGAGTAGGTGTTATCGCCCGGCAGGCCGAGCAGCATTGGTGGCACACCAAAGGCGAGCGCAATTTCCCGCGCAGCCGCGCTTTTGAGCGTGGCAAAATCCATGTCAGCTGGTGACAGTGCCATGCTCTGCCATTTCAGCCCGCCATCCAGCAACATGGGCCGGCCCGCATTACCGGCACCCGAGAAGGCATCGGACAGTTCCGCCTTGAGCCGCGTGAACTGGTCACTCGTCAGCCCTGCGCCATCGCCTGTGTCATAGACCAGCGCGCCAGAGGGGCGAGCGGCATTTTCCAGCAGCGCCTTGTTCCAGGCAGAGGCCGCGTTGTGGATCTTCACCGCCTCGGTAGCCGAAGCGAGAGCGCTGGCGCCATAAAGGTCCTCGAGCGGGTGCAACGCCTTGATCTGGAGCAGGTTTGGCCAGCCATCCTCATCCTCCATCGCGATCCGGTGAACTTCGCCCGCCACACTGTACTCCGCTGCGCACGGCCATCCGGCGTCGTCCGTCACCATTCGCACCCTGTCAGGCCTCAGCGCAAACAGCTCGACCGGCTGGCCGCCCGCATCCTTGATGATCTGCACAAAGGCGTTGCCGTGCAGCAGGACATGCGCGGCGATCGTCTCGATCAGCGGCTGGCCCGCGCTGGTTGCGGTGACGATCGCCGTCACCGCCGGATGAGAGCTGGAAAGCGGCGACTGCGCAATGCCCTCTGCCACGATCCGCACCGCGCGCTGGGCAATCGGATTGCTGAGGAAGCTGCGGCGAACAGCGGAAGTGTATTCAAAGGGTTCGGGTTCGTCGGGCAGCTCGAAAGACCGCGTCCAACCCTGAAGATAACCCGGCGCAAGTGGCACGCGGGCAGCCTCCCCGCCTTTAAAGGCGGAGAGTAATGTATCGAGCATGGCCATAAATGGCTCCTTTTCAGATTTTGGCGAACGCCTTTAGATTTGCCGAACACTGGGTCGCGCGCTGCGTCCCAGCATGAGTTCGGTCAGCGCCCAGACGAGCGCGTCGGCGCGGTCGGGGCTCGAAGCGGCTTTGGCCCCGGCGCCGGTATTGGGGCGGACATATTCTCCGCCGGTCATCAATCCGCACATCTGGTCTTCGAGGCGGGGATGCGCACTGCAATGGCGCACTCGGCCAGCGGCATAGAGCGCTGCCACAGGCTCGGCGCGCGCCACTTTGCCGCGGCTGGCATGCACCAGTTTTACCGGCAAGGCGGCGTTGGCCGCGCGCAAGACGCTTTCAACCATTGCGCCACCCTGATTGGCCTCTGCCACCACACGGTCAGCGGACCATTCGGTTGCAGCCGCGTTGACTGCGGCGGCCCATTGATCGGGCGCGGCGCGGCTGACGCTGCAATCGGCAAGCACGCGGGCAATGCCATCGCTGCCCAGGCCCGCAACCACAATTCCGCATTCGTCGCCATGCGCGGAGACGGGCGGATCGACCGCGACCACCATCCGCGCATAGCCGGGCACAATGCCTGTTTCGCGGGCGGCCTCAATCATGCTGCGCGTCCATAAGGCGCCTTCGATATCGTGCAGCATCTCTCCCGCGATCTCCTGCCGGGCAAGCTGGGTGCCGGCATATTCCGCCTCCACTGCATCGAAGAACCGGTGCGGCAGATTGCCGACATTGTCATAGGTCGATCCACGTGTGACCGCGACCGAGCCGTCCTTTTCCTGATCCAGCAGGCGCTCTACCAGTGGCACCGCGCGCGGAGTGGTTGTCACCGTGACGCGTGGGTCGTCCGTGATGCGCAGGCCCATCAGCAGATTGTCCCAACACCGCGTTGCGCGCTCTGCGCTGAGTGGCCATTTACCGATCTCGTCACACCATGCGTGGCTGTGTTGCGGGCCGCGCAGACTTTCGGGCTCCGCCGCTGAAAACATCTGCGCCTGCGCGCCATTGGGAAAGCGCAAGCGTTGCAGTGATGGTTCAAATATCGGGCGATTGTTTGGCGGGGAACAGGCGATGATCCCGCTCTCCCCTTCAATCATGACACTACGCGTTTCGGCTAGAGACGAAGACACAAGGGCAATGCGCGCCTCTGGCTGTTGTTCGGCGATCTGGCGGACCCATTCCGCGCCGGCGCGCGTCTTGCCAAATCCGCGACCTGCCATGATCAGCCACACCCGCCAGTCGCCCGGCGGGGCCAGCTGAGAGGGGCGCGCTGCCATGCCCCAGTGATAGGCAAACTCGTTGCGTTCGACCTGATTGAGCGCACGGCTCACGCGTTCGCGGCATTCCGCCTTCTCCCCTGCGAGGAAGTCGAGATTGATCATCACGAGCGGGTCGTAGCCTTGTTGTCCCCGCGTCCTTCCGATCCCTGTTTCTCTTGCTTGATCTGAAGCCGGATCGCTTCGACTTTGCGGTCGATCGAGGCGCGGACTTCGGCAGCGCTGACATTGTGCATTTCGGCCTGTGCGCGCGCTGCATTGTCGCGGTGCGCGTTCAACAGGCGGATGGCGTTGGCGAAATCATATTTGTCGTCGCCCGCTTTCTGATCGCCTTCGCGCAGGCGGCGCAGGACCTCCATTTCCAGATGCGTGTAGCCTTCCCACAAAGCTGTGAGCCATTGCTTGGCAAAATCAGGTTCCTCGCGTCGCACCTTGTAGGCCCGGCTCGGGTTGATATCGGCAAATGCGGCCGACTGTGTGACATTGGACGTTTCGGCAAGATGATCGAGAAACAGGCCGCGCCAATGGCGATTAAGACCGGCTTTTTCGCCGTCTTTCAACTGAGCCTTGATCTTCGTGCGGTTTCTGCGGTGCGTTGGCAT